AACCTATCAAGATGTGCAAGAAATAGCATGGTCAGTAGAGATGAAAGAGGGAGAAACTTATGAAGATGAAGATGGTAAAGCTACCTTTGAAGGTACTGAGTTTGGAGATGATGCACAGTATCAAATGGAAGAAGGAGAGGAGGATTTATTAGATGAAAGTTAGATACAATAGATTCTACTATAAACCTTTACCTGAAGAAGTATATATAGATGAAAGCGATATAGAAGGGCATGGTATATTTGCATCACAAGATTTAGATGCAGAGGTAGACTTAGGAAGTACACATATTAAAGTACCTATGATACAAGATTATATTAGAACACCACTAGGTGGATTTTTAAATCATGGAGATGACCCTAACTGTTATCTAGGTATAACACAAGAATGGGATAATTATGTAGTTCATAATGTGTTTACCTCTAGGAAGATAAAAAAAGATGAAGAATTAATATTAAATTATGAGGTATAAAAATGAGTGAGATTTGGATAGAGATAAAAGATGCTAAAGGTTATTATGTTAGTAACCTTGGTAGGTTTAAAAGTCCCAATAAAATTTTAACACTAACTCCAGATAGTAATGGGTATGCAAGAGTGGGTATAAAAGGTAGAACTAGAAGATGTCATAGGATAGTAGCGATACACCATATTTCTAATCCAAAAAAGAAGTTAGAAGTAAATCACAAAGATGGAAATAAAATGAATTGTTGTGTTTCTAATTTAGAATGGTGTACTGCTGAAGAAAATAGAAAACATTACATGGATAATTTATATCATAAAAAAGATAGCAAAGGTATTTCTCCTAGTGAAAAATATAATTATGCAATGAAGGAAAGAGGAAGGATTAATAAAGAACTTGGTATATATAAAGGTTCTAATAATCCTAGGGCACTAGGTAAACACAAAATATATTTTATAGACCAACAAAAAATCAAAGAGTATGATAAACAAACTAAAAAATTAAGTGGAGATAAGTTAGAAGAATTTAAAATTAATTCAACCATAAAAGTAATTATAGTTGATAATCTTACTCGTTGGAGTAAAGATAATGATTATGATTATACTCATATTCACAGATTAAAATATGGTGGATTCTTTCAAAAATCTATTAACAAATGGAAAACAGTTAATAGATGTAAAGACATTATAAAAATAGAACATATAAAAGAGGAGAGCAATGATTAAATATATTATATACACACAAAAGAACTGCGAGTATTGTGCCAAAGCAAAGGCATTATTAGATGAAGCAGGAGAAGTATACGAAGAAAGAGTGTTAGATAATCTACCTAAAATAAAAAGATTTAGAGAAGCAGGACATAAGACTGTGCCACAAATCTTTCTACATGTAGGTGGATATATAGAACTAGAAGAGTTTATGTTTCCACCAGAGATAGATTTTGAACCAGACATAAAGCTAGTAGAAGAAACAAAACCTACTGCAAAAATAATACCATTAGTTGGTGCTATATCAGGAGAAAAAAAAGATGAGTAAAAAAATTAAATGTCAAAAAGAAGGTTGCTCTAATAAAGCATATCCAGAAGATATGGAGAACAGAGCAAGTAATCTTTTACTATGTGATGACTGCTATACAGAAATAAGATACTTAATGGCAGACTATTTAGATATACATATACAGGAGATTAAAATATGAGTTTTAAAAAATATAAAGTAGAAATAGAATTAGACTTTGACAGACGACCTTCTAAAAAAGATGTACTAAATAGGTTGTGGGATATATTAAGAGATAATAAAGTTAAATATAAATTATATAAGTATAACAATAAGTTATACGATTTTGTTAAGAGGAGTAATTAATTATGATAAACATAAATAAAGAAATGATACAAATACTTACAGGTATTTTAGTATGGTATTTTCTATGTTTTATTGTACCTTATGTTGGGTATTGACTATATGGAAAATGTAATGTATAATAAAAATATTATGAGAAAAGATATGTATGTATTAGCTTTACCTTATCCAGACAACACAGACCTGCCTGATATTTTGCAGGAAGATGATGGTAAGGTTATGTATTTTAAAGATAAGCATGAAGCAAAAGTTTTTATACAAGAACTTTATGATGAGAGAGGGATAATGTTGAGACCATTTGTAAATGATTTGGTTGAGATAATGAGAGTGCAATGAGTGAAATAGAACTATTAAAAAAGAATGTTAGAGATTTACAAGAGCAACTTCGTTATGCTTACATTAGAATTAAACAGTTACAAGAAGAGTTGGATAAAAATAAACCTAATAAAGGATTATATAATCCAGATGCAAGTCATATTAAAGATGAGTAAAGACAGGGAAAGAAGATTAAAAGCTACAGGTAAGTGGTTTCAAAAAAGCAAAGAAAAAAGATTATGGGTCAATCACATTTTTCCTATAATTTTATTTATTAGTTTTTTATTTTATTTAATTTCGTTATAAGAGAAGAAAGATGAATTTGTTAAAACAAGAAATGAAAGAGTTAGTTAAAGAAAGATACTATGAATATCTAGAAGAAGGCTATGAACCTTTTGAAGCTATGGAGTTAGCTAAAAAAGATATAGAAGAAAGAGCAGAGTCTGATATAGGTGCATATAAAAGATTATATGATAGTTCTTTTGATATTGACTAAATACATTTTATAATATAAGATAGGGGAATTATGGAAAAAAGATGGCTAGACAGGGGTGCTTGTCCTAAGTGTGGTTCAAGTGATGGTAATGTTAAACATTCTGAAGGTTACAGTTATTGTTTTTCCTGCAACACTAGATTTGGAGAGAATATGCAACAAGAAAAAGTAGTGCCTATACCTACAGAAAGTTCTATAAAAACTGTAGGTACAACAGGTGCATTGACAGAAAGAAATATTAGCAAAGAAACTGCACAGAAATATAATACGAGTGTAAAAGTAAATGGTAATATGAATACACACCACATTTATAAATACTACAATGATAGTGGTGCTAATATAGGAAACAAAGTAAGAGATGTTGCCACTAAAAATATGTGGGTAGAAGGAAACATAACTGAAGCTACTTTGTTTGGACAGAATTTGTTTACAGGTGGTGGTAAATATATCACTATAACTGAAGGTGAAGTAGATGCTATGTCTGCCTATGAATTATTAGGTAGCAAATGGGCATGTGTATCTGTAAAAACAGGTGCAGGTTCAGCATTAAAAGATTGTAAAAAAGCATTTGAATATTTAGATAGTTTTCAAAATATAGTTATATCATTTGATATGGACAAACAAGGCAGAGAAGCTAGTGAGAAAGTAGCACAGTTGTTTAGTCCTAACAAATGTAAGATTATGAATATGGAATTTAAAGATGCTAATGAGTATCTGAAGATGGGTAAGAGAGAAAAGTTCTCACAAGCATGGTGGAACGCACAATCTTATACACCTGCAGGTATTGTAAATCTTAGTAGTCTACGTTCAAAATTATTTGAAGAAGATTATTGTGAGACAGTTCCTTATCCTTGGAATAAGTTAAATGATAAAACTTATGGTATGAGAACAGGTGAGTTAATTACATTTACATCTGGTGCAGGTATGGGTAAGTCCTCTATTATGCGAGAGATGATGCATCATTTACTCAAGAATACAAATCACAATATAGGTATACTAGCACTAGAAGAAAATACAAAGAATACAGTATTTAATATTATGTCAGTTGAAGCTAATGCTAGATTATATATTAATGAAGTTCGTAAAAACTATAGTGAAGAACAAATATTAGAGTGGTTTGATAAGACTATTGGTACAAATAGATTTCATGCTTTTGACCACTTTGGTTCTATAGATAATGATGAAATATTATCTAGAGTTAGATACATGGCACAAGCATTAGAATGTAAATGGATTTTTATAGACCATTTATCTATCCTTGTATCTGGACAAGATGAAGGAGATGAGAGAAAGTCTATTGATGTATTAATGACTAAGCTGCGAAGTCTTGTAGAACAAACAGGTATTGGTATGTTATTGGTATCACACTTACGTAGACCTGCAGGAGATAGAGGACACGAAGATGGCAAAGAGATTACACTTTCACACTTACGTGGTAGTGCGAGTATTGCTCATTTATCTGATGGTGTAATTGGATTAGAAAGAAATCAACAGGATACTGATGAAGTAAAAGCTAATACAACAACATTGAGAATACTAAAGAATAGATACACAGGAGATACAGGTGTAGCTACACATCTACATTATAATAAAGAGACAGGTCGTATGAAAGAGATTGACAATCCTTATGAAGTAGATTATAATGCAGAGAATAATGAGGAGGTACCATTCTAATGAAATGTTGGCATTGTGATACAGAAATAATATGGGGAGGAGACCATGATACTGAAGATGATGAAGACTACAGTATGGTAACAAATTTAACTTGTCCTAACTGTGGTGCTTTTCATTTAGTATATTTACCTAAAGAAGAACAAGAGAATGATAAACAACAAAAATTATTTGAAGAACCAGAAATGTGGAAACATTATTGCCATGAAGAAAAAAGTATGATGGCTACAGGTAAAGGTGAACCTTGTAATTGGTGTGGAAAAGAGGAGGAAGATTGTGAAAGTTGTTCTTGATATAGAAACAGATGAACTAAATGCTAGTGTAGTTAATTGTATCGTAGCTAAAAATATGGATACAAATGTATATACAGTATTTGACCCAAGTAATATGTATTCATTTAAAAATTGGTCTAAAAATATTGACCAATATATTATGCACAATGGTTTATCTTTTGATGCTCCTGTTCTTAATAGATTGTTAGGCACAAATATTAAACCATCACAAGTATTAGATACATTAATATTATCACAGTTATTTAATCCTATGCGAGATGGTGGTCATGGACTAGGAGCATGGGGAGATAGATTTAAATTCCCTAAAGGTTCTATAGAAAACTTTGCTCACTATACACATGACTTAAGAAAGTATTGTCAACAAGATGTAGATATAACACATAAATTATACAATCATTTAAAAACAGAGGGTAAGGGTTTTTCTAGGTCTTCTATTCATATGGAGCATCAAGTAAGAGTTATCATAGACCAACAAGAAAAGAATGGTTTTTATCTTGATGTAAAGAAAGCTATGTGTTTACACAATACTTTACTAGATGAAGCTAATGATTTAGAGAAATGGGGTCGCATACATTTTGACCCAACAAGAAAAGATTTGAAAACAAAAACAAAATACATACCTTTCAACATAGGTTCACGACAACAGATAGCTGATAGGCTCATGGAGATAGGTTGGAAACCTAAAAAACATACAGATAAAGGTAATGTAATTGTTAATGAAGAAGTATTAGATGGTATTGATTTACCAGAAGCTAAAAAGATTTCTAGGTACTTGTTACTTCAGAAAAGAATAGCACAAATCAAGTCATGGATAGAAGCTTGTGATGATAAAGATGGTAGAGTACATGGTCGAGTACATACCTTAAAAACCATAACTGGTCGTATGGCACATCACAGTCCTAACATGGCTCAGATTCCTGCTGTTCGTTCTCCTTATGGGAAAGAGTGTAGAGATTGTTGGACAGTCGAGAATCCCTACACTCATTCTATTGTAGGTACAGATGCTAGTGGATTAGAACTAAGATGTTTAGCACATCTAATGAATGATACTAATTTTACTGAAGAAGTTTTAAATGGAGATATACATACTGCTAATATGAAGATGGCAGGTATATCAGATAGAGACCAGGCTAAAACATTTATTTATGCTTTTATGTATGGTGCAGGTGCTAACAAGATAGGTAAGATAGTGGGTAAAGGTGCTAAAGAAGGACAAGAACTTATGAATAGATTTTTATCTAACATGCCTGCTTTGAAAAGAGTTAGAGATAGTGTAACAAACTCAGCATCAAAAGGTAAGATAAGAGGTATTGATGGTAGATTACTGCATGTACGTTCTCCACATAGTGCATTAAATACTTTATTACAGGGAGCAGGTGCAGTTGTATGTAAGCTATGGTTAATTAATATGAATAAAAGAATACAAGCATCTGGAGTAGATGCTAAGTTAGTTGCTTCAATACATGATGAATATCAATATGAAGTTTCTAAAAAAGATGTACAGAAATTTGGTAGTATTACCAAAGATGCAATGAAGGATACAGAACAACAGTTGCAAATGAAATGTCCATTAGACAATGAATGGAAGGAAGGTACAACATGGGCACAAACACATTAGTCAAAGAATTTGTGGGTAGAAAAGACCATAAAGACTATATTAAACGTGGTACTGCAGTAGAAAATTTACTTGTAGAGGAAGGTTTACGAAGAGGATATACTGTAACACCTTCTTCAGAGAAACAAAATATGTATGACCACATTGATTTAATTTTAACGAAAGGAGATAAAAAATTTACAGTAGATGTAAAAGCTAGAAGAACAGGAACAGATAAGTCAAAAGGATTTGATGACTTATGGACTGTAGTGGAGTTCAAAAATACTATGGGTGATTCAGGTTGGTTATATAGTAAATCTGACTACATTGCTTTTGAACGTAAAGAAGACTTTGTATTTGCAGACACAAAGCAGCTTAGAGATATGTGTGAAAATATTGTTGATGTAACGAAGAGAGTTGCTTCATTTAAAAATGCAAACTACAAAGTTTGGGGTAGGAGTTATCAAGGAAAGAAAGATTTAATATCAAGAATAGAAATGTCTAAAGTTGTTGCATTAGATAAGACATTTATTTGGTTAAAAAATCTTGACAATAATGAATAACTCTGATATACTTTTATTTTTAGAAAGGAAAAATACTATGAGTGTATTAAAAGGAAATGCTTATTGGGCGAGCATAACAAGCCCTAACACAACATTTGATTCTGATGGTGTGTGGACTATTGACGTGGGTAATCTTGATGCAAAGAATAAAAAGATGGCTCAAGAAGATGGTCTTAATGTTAAGAATAAAGGTGATGACAGAGGAGACTTTGTCACCATTAAAAGAAAAGTTAAGAACAAACGTGGTGATTTAAACAAAGCACCAGAGGTTGTAGATGCACAGAAAAGAGCTATGATTAATACTTTAATTGGTAATGGCTCAGAGGTTAATGTGTTGTATTCTACATATGACTGGGAGTTTGGTGGTAAGTCTGGAGTGTCTGCTGATTTAAGGGCAGTACAGGTTACTAACTTAATACCTTACAATGCAGACGCAGATGC